ACTTGCAGTAGGTGATCCTGTAATAATAGGTATATCAACTGCAGCTGTAAGTGAAGTCACTAACGGACAGTTTAATATGTTGAAGTGGGACAAACGTGAATATAGATACTATCCACTTGAAGTAGATATGTATCAGAAAGGATAACAATGAGTATAAAACAAAGCATTAAATTTAATGTTAGAGATGAGATGCTAAAAGATTCAAAAGATCTTTTAGATGATGTTGAAGTAACAACAGTTGCGCAAGAGTGCGTAAAATTAAAAGCAAAAGAAGATGAGATTGCTGATTTAGAGGAGCAACTTAAAAAGAAGAAAGCGGAAGCTGATGATATCAGCTCTCGTGTGATTCCAGAATTATTAGCAGAACAAGGATTATCAGAAATAAAATTACATGATGGTTCTAAAGTTTCTGTGAAAAAAGAATATAGATGCACTATTCCGAAAGATGAAGTTCGGAGAGAGCAATGCTATAAATGGCTTCGTGACCAAAACTATGAGGATATTATTAAAAACAATGTCTTCGTAACTTTTGGAAAGGGAGAAGATAACAAGGCTCAACAATTGTTGGACCTTGCGGCAGAAAATGGGTTCGAACCACAACAGAAATCTGATGTGTCTTGGCAAACATTAACTGCCCTATTTAGGGAGCGTATCGAGTCCGGGCTCGATATGCCCTCTGATGTCTTTAGCACATGGGTTAAAGACAAAACTAAAATAACCCGGAAATAACTAATGGAGAATGTGTAATGGCTAATGATATAAAAGCTAAAACAAATGGATCACTCGCTTTATTTGGCGATGATGCAAAAGGTTTTGATAACATGACACAAGATGATCTTGCGTTACCGTTTGTCAGAATCTTAGGACAACTGTCTCCGCAGGTAACTGCTGGAGATGCAAAGTACATGGAGGGTGCCAAACCTGGTATGATCTACAATACTGTTACCAACGAATTATTCGATGGTAAAAAAGGTATCAAGGTTATTCCTTGCTACTACAAAAAAGATTACCCGGAATGGTCGGATAGAGGTGATGGCCCAGGAGCTCCTGTGGCAGTTCACTTACCGAACAGTCCGGTAATTGCAACAGGTAAGAGAGAGGGATCTAAGATTAGATTACCAAATGGTAATTACTTAGAAGAGACTGCTTCTTACTTTGTTATGGTGGAAACTAAAACTGGTGGTTATACACCAGCTTTGATCACCATGAAATCTACACAACTAAACGTCAGTAAAAAGTGGAATTCTATGATGAAAACCACACAAATACCTGATGGGAAAGGAGGATTTGCAATCCCACCTATGCAAGGGGTTGTATATAATCTTTCATCTACTTTACAAAAGAACGATAAAGGTTCTTGGTATGGTTGGGTGGTGAACATGGACAGAATTTTAGACCAAAAAGATGAATCTTTGTATTTGAGTGCAAAGGAATTCAGAGGTAATGTGTCTAAAGGGAACGTTCAAACAAAAGCAGATGTAGAAGAGACAGTAACGGATTCAACTCCGTACTAAACATGTGGGGCCTCAAAGCGAGAGTGGAAGAGGCCCCTTTACAAATACAAAAGAAATGATAATTAAAAAAGATAAATTCAAATCAATATTTTCAGGATTAGAAATCGCTTATGGACAATATCAACCCGGTGAGCGAGGAGAGAACGGCAAACAAAAAGGTAAAGCTTTTATTGTACGTAAACCCGTCACCGATGAACTTTGGGTCAATCATCTCGAAGGTCAAGGACCTGCTCTCGGGATCATCCCTATTACAGAAAGCAACGATTGTAGGTGGGGCTGTATTGATATTGACGAATATAATTTTGACCACACTAGCCTCATTAAAAACATTCGGAATAATAAACTCCCTTTAATAGTTTGCAGATCTAAATCTGGCGGAGCTCACGTATTTTTATTTACTAAAGAAAATATTCCTGCATCTTTGATGCAATCTAAATTAAAACAAATAGCAATAATATTAGGATATGAAGGTTCAGAGATATTTCCTAAACAAACAGAGATACTTGTAGAACGTGGGGATACAGGTAACTTTTTAAATTTACCCTACTACAATGAAATGAAAGGACTACGTTATGCTATCAACGATAATGGCTCCTCTTGTACACTTCAGGAATTTTTTGAGCTCCATAGTCTTTATGCGTGCACAAAAGAACAAGTCGAAGCGATCAAAACAGAAGACAAAAAAATAGAAGAATCATTTCCTGGAGGACCACCTTGTTTAAACAAACTTGCAACAACAGGTTTTGGTGAGGGCTCCAGGAATAATGCATTGTTTAATATTGCAGTATATTACAAACAAGCATATCCGGATACTTGGGAGGATGAATTAGTAAAAGCAAATCAAAAATTTATGGAACCATCTTTAAGCAATAACGAGGTTCAACAATTAATTAAATCAGTAAACAGAAAAGGTTACGATAAATATAGATGTAAAGATGCACCTATCAATGCAGTATGTCAATCAGGTTTATGTAGAACCAAAAGATTTGGTGTGGGATTTGGTGAAGAAGAAATGCCAATGTTAGGTAGTCTTACAAAATATGCATCTAAACCACCGGAGTGGTTTTTAGATGTAGATAAAAAAAGAATACAATTAAAATCAGAACAGCTTTACAGCCCACAATTATTTGCACTAGCATGCCTTGATCAAGCCAACTTGGTTGTGCCTGTACCAAAACCAAAAGACTGGAAACAACATTTTTTAAAACCAATGATGACAGGATTACAAGAAGTAGAACCACTAGAATCTTTAGATCCAGTAAATGAACTTACAGGACTGTTGCAAGACTGGACCACAAACAGACAATCAGCGAGAACTTTTGACGACATACTAAACAAACTACCATACACAGATGAAAAAAGAGAGTTTACATATTTTAGAATGGAAGACTTTTTTAATTTTTGTAAACGAAATCACTGGGATAAAGATAAAAATCAAACCGGTAATTTAATAAAACAACTAGATGTATTTGTAAAAGAAGAAAGAATGAGAATAAAAAAACAACAACCAAGATTAATTAAAATAACAGCCATGAAAGAAACGGAGGCATCAACTTCTAAAATTCCATATCAAGAAGAGAATTTTTAATGAGAAGTGATAAAAATATTATATTGGTCCGTCATGCTAAATGGTTGTGGGATAATAAATTAAAAAAGAAAGCTAAACAATGTTTAAAGGAAGCATATGAAAACCATAATTCTTGGTCCGCCAGGTACTGGAAAAACTACCACGCTACTAAATCTGGTCGATCAATTCATTCAAGAAGGAGTAAGACCTAAACAAATAGGGTTTTTCTCTTTTACTAAAAAGGCTGCGACGGAAGCTGCAACGAGGGCCGCGGATAAATTTAAATTAGATGTAGAGAATGATCTTACATATTTTAGAACTTTGCATTCTTATGCTTTTAATCAGCTGGGAATGACAAAAGAAAAAATGATGGGCACTCAAGACTATAAAGAGTTTGGAGAAAAATGTGGGATACCTATTAAGGTTGCAAAGTTTTCTGAGAGTGATGGCACATTTAACTCTGATAATGAATATCTTACAATTATAAATACCGCAGCTGTAAAAAGAATGGACCTACTAGAATATTATGATTCTAGACAAAACATATTAGACATAGAAAGAAATACATTATTTTTATTATCAGAGGAACTTAAAAGATTTAAAAAAGAAAAAGGACTTAAAGATTTTAATGATTTGTTAGAAGATTTTTTAAAAAAAGAAAAACATAATAGTTTTAAAGTTTTGTTTATAGATGAAGCTCAAGACTTATCTTTGTTGCAATGGGAGATGGTTAGAAAAATATGGGACAAAGCAGAAAAAACTTACATAGCTGGTGATGATGACCAAGCAATATTTAAATGGGCTGGTGCAGATGTAGATCACTTTATAGCTTTGAAAGAAGAAGTGGATGATATTAAAACATTAGATCAGTCTTATCGTATACCTGGAGGACCCATACATGAACTATCACAAAAAATAATTAGAAAAGTACAAAATAGATTTGACAAAAGTTATAAACCTAGAACAGAGCAAGGCATACTACGTAGATACTCTGACATCACTCAGGTTGATATGTCGGAGGGAAGCTGGTTGGTATTATCTTCTGCAAATTATTTTCTAGATTCTGTTAAAGAAGTGTGTGAGCTGCGAGGCTGGTATTATTCTTACAAAGGTAAAAATTCTATACCTTTAAAATTATTATTAGCCTTAAACAACTGGGAGGCCTGGCGTAAAGGTTCATTGTTAAATCATTTAGAAATAAAAAATATTTATGAATATCTTGGATCAAATGTATTAGAGGGATTTAGAAAAGGTAAAACATTACATTCAGATGATAAATATACATTACAAGAATGTGAAAAAAATCATGGACTGTTTACAAATAATGTTTGGTATGAAGCATTTGAAGGATTAGATCCCATTACAGAAAACTACATTCGTAATATGAGGGCGAATGGTGAAACGTTAAATAAAAATCCTCGTATATTAATGTCAACAATACACGGAGAGAAAGGAGGTGAAGCTGACAAAGTCTTATTGTTACAAGATATTACAAATGCTGCGTTGGAAACTTTTAGTCATGACCCGGATGAATTACATAGATTATTTTATACTGGAGCGACGAGAGCGAAACGTGAATTGCATGTCTTGGATCCAAAAGATTTTGATCGAGCTTATATATTATGAGTAAAGTATGGAACAAACAGCACGGTGGGAATCACTATCAAAAATATAAGATTCAACCAAGTAAGTTCGTGGTTGAGAACAAGTTGCTATATCCTGAAGGTTGTGCTATTAAATACATAATCAGGCATCAAGATAAAAATGGTAAAGAAGATTTATTAAAAGCCATACATTTTATTGAGATGATAATTGAAAGGGATTATAAGTGAGAAGTATACAAACCCCTCTGTTTACACCAGAGACTGAATGGGTTATGCCGGATGAATTAAAAGATCTGAGCGGAGCCAAACAAATAGCAATAGACTTAGAAACGAATGATCCAGATTTAAAGGAGCTGGGGTCTGGTAATGTGACCGGAAAAGGGCACATTGCAGGCATTGCGGTGGCCGTAGAGGGCTGGTCAGGCTATTTTCCTATAGAACACCAGCTAAACGGAAATATGGACAAAAAACTGGTATTTTCTTGGTTGCAAGATATTTTGAACCAGGAAGACACTACCTTTATATTTCACAATGCAATGTATGATGTTTGTTGGTTAAGGTCTGCAGGATTAAATATCAAAGGTAAAATTGTAGACACAATGATAGCAGCGTCTTTGATTGATGAGAACAGATTATCTTATCAATTAAACACACTGGCAAAACATTATGTAGGTATCGGTAAAGATGAAACTGTATTAAATGCTGCAGCTAAAGAATATGGAATTGATCCTAAAAAAGATTTATGGAAACTTCCTGCTATGTTTGTAGGTCAATATGCAGAACGTGATGCTGAGTCTACCTTAAAACTTTGGAAGAAATTAGAAACAGAATTATATCAGCAGGAGCTGTGGGATGTTTTTAATTTAGAAACTAAATTGTTTCCATGTTTAATTGACATGAGATTTAAAGGTGTAAGAGTTGATTTAGAAAAAGCAGATAATATTAAAAAATCTTTGATGCACAAAGAGAAAAAAATATTACATAAAATCAAGAGTTTAACTGGTGTTGATGTAGAAATCATGGCAGCTCGTAGTATTGCAAAAGCATTCGATAAATTAAAACTTCCATATGACAGGACAGAAAAAAGTAAAGAACCAAGTTTTACAAAAAACTTTTTACAAAATCATCCACACGAATTACCACAAGCAATAGCGGAAGCTAGAGAAATAAACAAAGCTCATAGTACATTTATAGATTCAATAACTAAACATGCAGTTAGAGGTAGAATACATGCAGATATAAATCAAATAAGATCAGATGCAGGCGGCACTGTGACTGGTAGATTTAGTATGTCTAATCCAAATCTACAACAGATACCCGCAAGACATCCTGAACTTGGTCCATTAATTAGATCTATATTCATACCTGAACAAAGTCACAAGTGGGGATCATTTGATTACTCACAACAAGAACCTAGAATATTAGTACACTACGCAAAGCTACAAAACTTAACTGGTGTTGATGAAATTGTAGATGCATACAATGCAGGTGATGCAGATTTCCATCAGGTTGTAGCTGACATGGCAGGCATAAAAAGAAAACAAGCTAAAACAATTAATTTAGGTTTAATGTATGGCATGGGTAAAAATAAATTAATGGCGGAGCTGGGCTTAATGAAAGAGTCTGCTGAAAAATTAATAAAACAATACCATGCAAAAGCTCCTTTTGTAAAACAACTTATGGATAATGTATCTCGTAAAGCAAATGATCGTGGTAAAATTAGAACTTTATTAGGACGTGCGTGTCATTTTGATCTTTGGCAACCGGTGCAGTTTGGTGTATTCAAACCATTACCGTTAGAACAAGCTAGAAACGAGTATGATGAAAAGTATGGTTGCATTGTATGAAAATGGTATAATACCACACATACAGATTCATGATGAAGTAGATATTTCTATTGAATCTGACAAACAAGCGGAGGATATAATTGAAATTATGGAGTCAGCTGTAGAGTTGAAAGTACCAAACAAAGTAGATTATGAGTCTGGTGATAATTGGGGTGATATAAAATAATGGCTACGTATTTAAACGCAGACATACCACCCATTTATTGCAACGTACGGAAGGAGTATTTGTATGATCTTAAAGAACATAAAGGCGAAAGTCTTGAATGTATTATCTTCGGTATCACATCGATATCAGGCATGGCGATCTTATTTAACATCATGCTTACAAACGGTGCGTGTTATTGGAGATTGCCTATCAGCGCGTTTTTCCAAAAATCGCATGACAGAGCCGAAGTGCCCGATATGTCGGTTGACGAGTTGGAATTGTGGAACTGTTTTAGTTATTATCCCAGCGTTCACCATTACAGCTATCTCTGTAATCAGCGTGGTAAGTTTTTAGGTAAAGACAAAAAATTTTATAAAGGTGAGTATTTATTTACTATTGATTGGGCTCATCCGG